CCGCCGCCGCCGCCTGACCCTGATGCTTCGTTGCCGCCAGCAGTTGATCCGTCACCTACCCAAAGCGGACCTACGCCTGCGCTCGAATAGTCAGTTACGTAAATTAATTCACCTAATTCTGGGGTATAAGACAAACGCTCAGCATTAGTGCCTCTTTTTATTCTCAAAGCCATATGAAACTTCTCCTACAGTATTATTTAAAGTATTTATCTCATATAGGATTATTTGTTAAGCTTTAAAAATCTCTTTGTACGTTTGTTTATATCTTTTTTGAGACGTTTTGTATCAAGTCTAAAATCAACTGTATCTATTGTGTCGTCGTATTCTTCTAAAAATTCGCCTATAACGTCTGCAGGGTCATCGCCGTTCTTTTTGTTTTGAACGTCGATTTCCCAAACTTTTTCATCTAAAAATGTTACAATAACTGTACTTACATATTCAATTGGAATATAATCGTAATTGACTTCATCTAAAATTTCATTCCATTCGTCGTCTGTTACAACATTATTATCTTTATTCGGCACTTTCTGTTTTCTTTGCGGCTTTACGTTTTGTAGGAACAAGTTCTTCTGCTTGCTCTCTAAGTGCTTTAGCTTCTTTAAACATAGCATCAGCCTGTGATCGATATTGTGCTGCCAAAACTTCATCAGTAACTATACCGTCTTGTACTTCAGTAGTTGCTTCGTCTGTATATACACTTGCTGGATCAACTGTTTCGGTTTTTGCTTTAACAGTTTCACCGTCTGGACCTTTAAGTGCTAAGTCTGCTACTGTGACACCTTGCTGATCAGCAATAATTTTATTTAATTCGTCTAAACTAATTACATCACTATTTGTTGGTGTCATTTCTACTTCAGTTGTTTTTACTTTACGTATCTTACCTGTTGTATGAAATCCTGCTAACATATTTCTGCCATCTGGCAACGTATTACGAGCCATTGCTTCGCCGAATTCGTATGCCTGTTGGCCAGCCGCAGATTCAACTGCTTTGATTAAACTATCGTGTTCATCGGCACTTAGATTCTCAGTCTGTACAATAAGACATTGATCCGATTCTCCAGGAACTACTCTGTAAGCTACTACAATTTTTCTTTTATTTGTTTTAATTCTACCTATGTGTTTAAGAGCCATCGTTTGTCTCCTTAGGTGTTGGCACAGGCTCAGCCGCTGCTTCGGCAGATTCTGCTGCTTCTTTTGCTTGTTTTGCCTGCTCTTCGACAGATTTTAGAAAACCATCAAGCTTGTTATAAAGAGCACCGACATTTGCGAGCTCATTTGCTTTGAATGTTCCTCTTTCGGTAGCAAGTTCAATTACAGCTCTTGCTAGTGCTAGATCTTGAATGTTTAGTTCATTTGGATCCGGTTGTGTTTGTTCAGTCATTACTCTTTTACTCCTTGTATAATATATATTTTCGTGACTATCTAGTATACTTCAAATGTGGACAAGCTAACATAAAGAAACTCATCTCTTTGGTTAATTCAAAACCAACTGTTGTAACACTTGAAATACTTTCATTTTTTAATGAGACATTTTCTCCTAAAAAATATCTTCCTGATAGGTTATCTTCTATCCAATCAGAAAGTACAGCTTCGATGTTATAGGTTTTTTCTAAGTCAATAGTTTCGAAGGTAGAAGGGCAAAAATTTACCCTTCTTATACCTAAAACATCTAATGGATTTGTTTTTAACTTCACGCAGCCTCCTCATAGTGAGCTGTAAATCCAAAAGGCCCTTCTAAGTTTTTGTCGTGATTACTATGAATTACAAATAATGTATCGCAATAATCTGGATCTCCCCAGCTATCCCAAGCATAGCCGTCTGTAAACATAATAAATTTCTTTGGTTCAATACCATTATCTTTCATATACTTCCAGTTCACCATAAAGTCAGTGCCGCCGCCGCCAATAACATTATATTCTGAAATATCTTCACCACCATCTGCTGTAAATTCTTGTTCGTTATACACCTTAGTGTCAAAGCACCATACAGTAATCTTATAGTCTTTGTATTCTTCCATAATACCTTTTACTTCACTTAAAAAGTCTTTGGCTTGATCATCACCAATTGATCCGCTCATATCAATGCTTACACAAAGGTCAATTGTTTCGTCGAAGTTCATACCAGGTAATATAGCACCACTTTGCCAACCTTTACGGTTAGGTCTACTAAATGTAAAATCACTTTTAATTGTACTTTGAATTTGTTGACGTAGCAACTGTCGCCAATTCATTTTAGGCTCAGTTAGTTCTTTAATCATACGCTGAACTTCAGCCGGTGTATTACCTGCACCTGCGGCTTGTGCCGCTGCCATTACAGCTTCTTTTATTTCGTCTTTAATTTTTTGCTTTTCGCTTTCAGATAATGTCTGACCTTTGCCTTTGCCTTTACCATCATCGTTACCATCACCATTGCTTGCCGGACCTTCGCCCCATTCAAAGTGTTCATCTAACATTTCGCCTAGTTGGTCAATATCAATTTTTTCTGCATCTTGATACAATTGATCGTATACCTCTTCTGAAGTCCATCCTTCATATTTAAAGTCTTGGAAACATTCAACTAACTTTGGCTTCACTCCGATTCTGTCTCTTACAAGCATATTGTTAACGATATAATCACACGCAACATTATAAAGATATGGATTACGTTCGCCTCTACGTGTTAAATGATCAAATACCATATGTAGAATTTCGTGTGCAATAACAAATTCAATTTCTTTATTATCCATAGCATTAAAGAACTGTGTATTATAATAAAGATTGCGTCCATCTACAGCCGCGGTAGGAATAATATCATCTGCTGCCACAATACGTAAACGTGTTGCCATATTACCAAAAAATGGATGTCTAAGAAGTAAACCAACACGGGCAGTGATAATACGATCTAATACTACCTTTTGCATTTCTTCTAATGCTTCTGGTGTAATATTAGGATCTGGTTCCCAATTTTTAAGCTTACTAGCTGTTTTTTCTGTAGACATTTTCATAACTACATATTGCGGCATAAAATCTAACATAATTGATCCTCATTTATCAGTGCTTATTACTTATAGCATTATTTAATGTTTTTGTCAACCTTTAAATAGAATAAGTGGACAGTACGAATACTGCCCACTTTTCCTTGACTCAAGCGTTTTGAGCAGCCTTGATGTACTTGCCGTAACGAGAATGGAACTCATCAAAACAAGCAACTTCGTCTGGATCGATTGGAAGATTGTATTGTGTAAGAGCAAGTTTTATACCCATTACAACCAATTCAGTCTCAAAATTATCCATTGCAAACCTTAAAAAGTTATTAACCTTATTGTCAAACTTTTTGTCGTTTGCATCACTTGCTTCTTTAAGCTCGTAGCAAAGAGACACAGTTAAGGAATACATTGCACTGATTTCCTGTGTTTTTATCTCTTTAACCTTACCCGCTAAAATATCTGTTGGGTTCGGCATACTTCCCGCAATTTTGCGATGAGCCATAAATTTTACAGCCAAACCTTCGCCTACCGAGCCTGCAACAAGATCTGTAGTAGTAGATTCGTCTGTATCTTCTTCGTCTAATAATTCGCTAACAAAACTCCACGAACGTGGTGTAGCAAAACTACGACTAGGCGATTTAGGATCAAAATCATAAAGATCCTGTTTAGCAAATTGTAAGTAGCCTACCACATCTGAATGTTGTGTGTTATCTACTGCCCACTCAAACCAGTCATCAAAATTAACTGCAAGCTCTAAGTGAACGAAACGATTTGCAAGCGGAGCAGGCATACGATATGTAACGCCTTTGTCTGCTTCGCGGTTACCAGCGGCAACAATAATAACGTTGTCTGGTAATTTATATTGTCCTACTCTACGATTAAGAATTAACTGGTATGCAGCCGCTTGTACAGCCGGAGCAGATGAATTCATTTCATCAAAGAAAACAACAATATTATCATATGCTTTCGCAAATTCTTCGTCTGGAAGTTCGCTAGGCGCACCCCAAACCATTTTACCTTGATTAGCATCAAAGTACGGAATGCCTTTGATATCTGTAGGTTCCCAAAGTGATAGTCGGATATCAATCAAGTGACTATTTGGCATACTGTCAGTAATTTGCCTAATAATATCTGACTTACCAATGCCTGGAGGTCCCCATAAAAATACAGGGCGTTTCTTTTTAAATGCCCGGTTAATGCTTTTCTTTGCACGGTTAGGGCTAACTGTTCTAACTGTAGTGTCCATTTTGTATTTCCTTATATTTGTATCAGTGCGTATACGTTATTATAACATTAAATCTTATAGAGGTCAACCTCAATATGCATCTTTGTATGTTACAATAGCGGCAATTTCTTTGATAAGTTTTTTGCCATAATCTGTAAACAAGATACCTTGCTGCCAAACAAAATGTTCAACATCTTGGATGTGGTAGAAAGTTTCCTGCCCTACAATCCACTCAAGTGCAGTAGTGCGGTTGCCAGCGCCGATTGCAATAACATCTTGCACACGGTCTTCGAACTTGGCAACATCTGCTGCCTCTTGTACTGCTTCTTGTATTGAATTAGCTTCTAAAGCATTGCAATACTCGTCCCAAGTCTTCTGCTTTTCAGCAGGAGTACAATTGTCCCAATCGGCCCAAAAGGCCTCACGTGGACGATAACCATACACATCTTTGTGTAAATCTGAAATAATATCATTGCTATATGTAAACATTGTATTGCCCTTTGTGTTTTTGCCCTATACACTTAATATAACATAACTTTAGATCTATGTCAACCTCTTTTCAAAAAAAATAGGCCCCATAAGGACCTATTTTAATAAAAATATTAGTTATTATGCGAAGATTTTCGCTCTTGAACCGTTTACATCACGAGAAACAATACTGTATCGTGTTGCACCAGTAGTAGCAATGTCAGTCTTAACTACTAGACCAGCCGCTTTTAACTCACTCATTCGAGCTGGAAGTTGCTGAATTCCAAACCTTGCTCTTGCATCTTTTGCAGTCAAAGTTTTACCTGTTCCACGAAGATATGTTTCGAGGAAAGTTTTTTGGTTAGTTTTAATTGTTGTAAATGCCATTTAGGCCTCCGTTTTTAAGTTACCTTAGAAATTAATTTCTAAGCAATAATAACAGTATACATTATTATAAAAGATTGTCAACCTTTTTTCTTTAACCTAATTAAAAAACTTCCTGGATTATATCTTTGTTGGTTACATTCTCTAACTAGTGGGTGATTATTTGCCCAGGTAGGAAACTCTACCATCATTGCACCTTGCCCAGTAATTACACTACATTGCTTATGTCCAAGATAGTATGCTCGATCAACTTCTCTTTTAAATCTTGCCCAACCTTCGTGTATATGGCATCCGTGTAAATCAATCCTCATTTTGTCTTTTCATTGCTTTTGTTAGGCCGTACTTACGCAAATCACCACTAAACAATGTTAATTCAACTGCTTTCTTTTCATTTGTAACCGTTATGCTTCTATTTGTCAAATAATAAGGGCAATCTATAAACTTATCTAAAAATATTATAATTTGTGTTGTTAAAGGCATTTCACGTGGATATGGAATATCGTATGTTGTTAGTCCTAATTCTTGTATTGCTTCATAGCCTTGATCTGTTAAACGTAGTCCGCCTACTTCTTTATTTCTAGTATTATACCACCAAATATGTAAGTATTCTTGTACTGAAATATCATTATAAGTTTTGCCTAATTCTTTTAGGAAAATTTTTGTGTATGTAATTTTATTAGACATTAGTCAATTTGTTCACCTTCGACTAATTTAACTACTGTAAATTCGTCTGTTTTGAACATTTCATTTAATTTTTTAGAAAGATTAAATGCGTGTCCTGGATTTGAAAAACTAGTTTTTTTGTATTTTGGTCCAGGGTAATTTGTTAAAGAGTTACTACTTTTTAAATTAAATGGTTTATTTTTGTAAAACACAGCCCAGATTGCATCCGCTTCTAAAACTTGTTCGCACTTGTATGTAATACTATTTGTGAATTCTAATAATACATTTGGCTTAGGTCTGCTCATATGCGTAATCCTTTAAGTTATATACGCATATATTTATCTTTTTAAACCTGTACTTTAACTATTTCCAGTCAGAATTGCCATCAAAAACTACTTCTATATCGCCGATGTCACCGCCGGCATTTTCTTTTACAAATTTTTCCAAGTCACCGTTTAATCTTGCCATTACAATTCCTAAGGTAAAAGCAAGATTTTTAGCTTGCACTATGTCTAATCTAAGTTCTCTTGCTCTACTTGTTTCTGCAGACTTTACTTGTTGAATAAATTGTTGTATACTACTGGTGTTTAATGGCTCTATTGACATTACTCAATGCTGCTTTCATTTCTATTTCAGTTTTAAATGGACCCATATATTCATTCCTTTGCAAAGTAATTAGTTTAGGACAAAAACTTTTTAACCAATTTACATTAAATTTAACTAGATAATATCCTGCACAATATAAACTTTTAGACTTTGGACTTTTTGTAAACAATGGTAGTTTGCTTTGTAAATCGTACATACTATTGAAGGGTAAAGATCTTGTTGTATATCCGTGTACGTCTTTGTCAGTTGGACTTTCTGTTGGAATCTTAGCAACAAAAAGATCTTTGCCTAGTTTTCTTTTTAGTGCATTTTCGCTTTTGTAAAAATCTATTTTACCTTTTGCACTTACAACAAAGCCTTCATCTTCTTTTGCTAATGTACCTACACGTACACCTGCATCTTCTACAATCCAAAATTTACCATCTAATATGGGTTTAGCTTTTACTGTCATACGTTATACCTTGCTTGTAACGGTTGTGAATATTGTGCAGCATTGTCTGCAATACGTTGTAAATCCCACTTTGCACAAAACTTCATTAGCCTCATACCTACTTGCGATACGTTTTTAGGATTTTCCATAGCTTCATCTATGTTACTGTTTATAATATCTCTAATATCTGCAGGTTGTGCAGTCAAATCACACAATGTTACATTGCGTGTATAATCATCTAGTACACGGTGCTCTATACCTTCGTGGTCGGTCCAACGCTGTAGCATCATATTATTCCAGTTGTAACCTTTTGTAGTCTTGTCAGCATACGCTTCAATAAGACCTACTTTGTTCTTAGTACCTTTCTTACGTACACCAGGGTAAGCACTAAACACGTTGTCACTAGTGTCGCCACGCATACACTTCTCAAATAACATAAAGTCAGGCTCAGGTGCAGGCTTTGCCTCTTTAGTTTTCTTATCAATTACACGATCACCTTTGTCTGTAAAGTAGCCTTCGTGTGTAATTGTTGTATTACTTACACCGTTATACTGGCGTACATTGGGTGCAATTAGTTGTGCAAAGTCACCATCGGTGCTAACAATAACGTGATCGTCATCTGTATGTTTTTGTACCCAGCCAGCAATAAGGTCGTCTGCTTCTAGTCTAGGATCTTGTAACACTGTACAATTAGTCTTAGTGCCAACAAAGTCTTTAAACTCGTCAAAGATTTCCCAAAACACTTTATCTTCTTCTGCTTCACGAGGACTCATAGCATCACGGTGTTCTTTACGATTGCGCTTGTAAGGCTCATAATAGTCCTTACGCCAACTGCGTCCTTCTAAGCAAAACACAACGTGCGACCCGTTAAAGTCTTGCCACGCTTTTTTAATGCTGTTAAGTGTAATGTGCATAGCCATACCTACTTTAGTATCGATATCACCACGGACAACGTGACGAGCTCTAAAGAAAGTATTAGCTGTATCAATTAGTATGTAAGTCATAAAACTCTTCTTCTACATAGCGTTTCAATTCGTGATCACCAACATTGTCGGGAACCTCTCTCTTATAAAATAGACGATAACTATCGCTGCCGTATTTGCCTATTCCATACAATATTGTAGCATCCTTTCCGTCCCAAGTCAAGAACTCTTTACTCATTCTTTTCAAACGCTTATATCTTACATTTACCATACCCAGACTTTCGATTATGGTTTTTATTGTATTTTCTGGGGTATTTAGGAAATGTATCGGAGTTGGAGCAGTTGCAAATAATGGTGGCAAAACACGTTTAACTTGTTTCCTATTTGTACAATTAAGACAAATTACACCTACCATATGCTGCCAAACGTTATCTACTTGCTGCTGTACCATTAAATCATCACGCATCATTTTTTACCTGCATACCTTTTTTTGTTAAACTTTTTGCTCTACGTATAATTTCTTCAGTTGTTAATTTACTATTGCTAAGATGATTTTTCCATTCTTTGAACAATTTAGCTTGCTTTGATTTCTTAGCCATTAACTAACTTCACTGGTACCTTTGTCAATAGGCACAACATTAATATAACCTGCACCTCTATCAGTTGAATCAATGCCTTCTTCTGCTAACATATTATATACAATTTCTTTAAACCAGCGATCTACAATTTCTTCTTCTGGATCATTTTCAAAACCATATCCATTTTGCATTAGTTCTTTAATAAAGTATTCATTCCAATCGAGCTCAAAGAACCCGTTTCGAATATTATCTTTGTTAATTTTCATATCAAGAACATTTACCCAAGCCTCTTTTTTCTTTGTATAGTATGCTTTAGGGTCCTTCTTTTTAAGAAGTTTCATTTCTTCTTCTTTGATACGTGCTTCCTCTGCCGCAAGGGCTTGTTCTTTAGCAGTAATACCTGTAATTTTTTTAAGCAATTTCTTCATTATAAACCTGCCTTTCTAAGTGCATCTTGATCGATAGGCGCTTTCATAGCCTTTTCGTGCTGTGCGTTTTTATACTTCCTAAGTTCCCCAGGCATTTCCGAATAAGCTAATATGGAGTCTGGGGGTAAATCGCCATCCTTCTGCCATACACGCTTCAGCCACGTCTTTAACGTTGAGGGAGTATTCTTCACTGCGCCCGCCCATTGGCATAAGATATACTGGACATTGTAGCCCGGCATCTTGGTAAGCACTAACAGCTCTTTTGACTTCCATAAAATCGTCTTCAGTAGCCACAACAAACTTAAGATAAAGTTCGCTACCGTCAACCCTAGTATACTCACGAGCAACATCAGGCTTAATAGCAGTTTCCCAAGGTTCTCCTGAGACACTAAGTTTTGGGGAACAACTCCAAGTGACTGTAAGTCTGTCGCTGTCGTTGAGATAGTTGTAGAGATCGTCGTGTAAATGTTGTGTAGTGTTTGTTTCAAATGTGATGTTCCTTAAATCCTGCATACGTGGATGTTCAAACAGCTCTACGTAAAGCCGTTGCCACGCTAACAACGGTTCACCGCCTGTCATAATCAAGTGTACATCTTGACCATTATCCTGTACCCACTTACCGTTGGGAGTAAGTGAAAGCAAATGTTCTACGACTTCGTCTACAGTTGCTTGTCTATTAAAGTGTTTAAACTCTGGATAGATACTTGCGTATGTATCACAACCTGTGTGTATAATAGGTAAGTCATTAAACTCTTTGGTAGTCTCGTGTACGCCAGCATCAAGCAATCCTTGCACTTCGGCATTGTGGATAATGCCTGCTTTTTGTTTTATATCACGCATAGGCTCATTCTTTAAACCAAAATTCATACAACGGAAGTTACAACCGAAGGTACGTAGGAATACACTTGGTACTCCTACGAACTTACCTTCTCCTTGTACACTATAAAATGCTTCGCTATAGCGTAACTTCATTATAGTTCCTCCGCAATGCCGAGCAGTTCAGCAACAAGAAAACCACTTGCTAACCAAACTACACTGCCTGTATATAAACACACACCGCATCCTGCGATACGTACAGCACTTTTTATTAAACTAATGTAAAAGTGCTTTTTACTTACATCTACTGGTTCTGTCATTATGACCCCTGTGCAAATTGCTGTTGGAGTTTCACATTATCGATAAACTCTTTTTTAGTTGCTGGATCATTTTTAAATGCACCACGTAACACTGTAGTTTGTGTTAAACTACTATGTGCTTTGATGCCTCTATTTTCACAACAACCGTGTGTGGCTTGTACATAAACACCAACATTTTCACTGCCTGTATGTTTCTGAATTTCATCAGCAATCATAACATTTAGTTCTTCTTGTAGTGTTCCACGCATAGCACACCATTGAGCAATACGTGTGTATTTACTCAAACCTAGCAACTTAGGACCAGCAATAATACCAATGTATGCTACACCTTTTACTGTTTGGTGATGATGCGAACATAAACTTGTAAGTTCACTTCGCACAACCAACATACCTTCATAACCTTCACCTTCATTTACATAATTAGGAAAAGCATTAGGCGCTGGCATTGGATTATATCTACCAGACATAATCTCATTGACATACATTTTTGCCATACGTCTACCAGTATCAATACTGTTAGGATCGTTTTCAGTATCAATAATAAGTGTTTTTAAAACATCTTCAAACTTATAAGCAAGTTCGTTCTTGATCTCTTCAAGTTCCCACTCGCTTACGTGTTCGCTGATATTATCATTTGCATAGAAACGCACGTTATTTTTTTTAAGTCTTTCACGTACAACTTGACTTACTTTTACTTCTTCTGTCATTTAATTCTCCGAGTTATAGACGAGGATGTCTATTGTTTATAGTAACACTATTTAGATCTTTTGTCAACTAAAATGTTCATTTAACATTTCGATACGGTCTGTTGCCGCAGCCATTTTATCAAGTTCTTCTTGAATAGCTTCAACAATATCGCTATGTTCACCAATACCTACTGCTTGATGCATATACACCAAGATGTTTGTTTTTGCTCTTTCAAGCTCACCTTCGGCGTGCATTCTTGCAGCCTTTACTAGTTGTTCACGCATCTTTTTTCTCCTTTAATGCCTGTCTTTTGTTATACTCGTCTAGTTTAACACGATATTCGTCTTCTGTCAAACTATGCCAACCGATACATCTACCTGTTGGCGATCTTCCACAACCGCAACTCATATTGTCTCCTTAATCATATTCCCAAGGAAAAACTATCCAAGTGTCTTTTTCGCTGGTATCTATTTCTTCCCAAACATAATTTACACCATCAAACTTGGTGTGTGTCTTTTCACACATTGTAGCAAAACGTACATTTTCGTCCCAAACTTCGTCCCACCCTTCACTATTTGGTAAACAACCTGCTTGCCAATCTTTCTTAATCCATTCAAATGTAGCGCCTGTGTCGTTGATGTCATCTACTATTAGTATTTGCTTTCGCATTTTAGGTTTGCATTTACCATCAAGATAACCGAATGCATCTTCAGCCATCCAGCAATTAGATTCTTGTGTAGCATTGTCACGTAATCTTACATCAAGAGCATAATGGTTACAATCGAGTAAATGACTTAACATAACACTCAGTGGCAGTCCACCTCTGTTTAGCCCTACAATATAGTCAGGACGAAACCCGCTTTTGTACATCATTAATGCAAGTTTATGAGCACATTTTTGTACATCTTCCCAAGAGTAATACTTTCTGCTTATTTTTTCCATTCGTCCATCTCTGTTTTTATTTCAGTAATTTGTTCATTTGCAATGCCTCTTGCCATAGACTGAACTTGTTCTAATAAATGTTTACAAGTTTCTTTGTCATATTCTTTATAACTAATTTCAGCAAATTCGTTGCGTACTCTATGTGCTTGGATACACAAATCTTTCATTGTATTAATGCGTTCTATCCATTGTTCTAAGCTATGTTGCATTTTTTTTATTGCCAACATAATCCTGATGTACCATATGATATATGCTTTTAAAGTTTTCATATACTTTTTGTAGTGCAGGATACTCATTACACATATCTTCTACTTTTGATACTTCGGGCATATAATCTTCAAAAATTACAGGAGTATTAATATCAATTGTAATTCCAGAATCCATATCAATTAAATCTTCAATTCCACTTGTATCAATGGTACTAATACTATCGGTTAAGGAAAATGTATAATCATTGCCTGTAAGTGGACTAGTAGTAACATTAGTTACTGACATTCCGGATTCGTCACAATCATCCAAAGTAATTGTTATTGTATTTTCTGCGTGATCACGCATTATAAGTACTCCATATTTTCCATATGCATTCTAAGATTTTCAATTGCTTCTAATACACCGGGCCAATCTTCGTTTTGAATCATTTCACGAGCATCTTTACAATCTTGTAGTAATTGAGGATTTTCTGGCCATTCTTGAATATTATCTAAAATATGTTTTGCTTGTTCTTCAAACCACATAATTCCTTCTAAAAATTCTCCATCATCTAAAAATTCAATAGCACGTAATACCCAATAATATAAATTATCAGTTCCTTCTAATTCACTCGAATGCATTTTTGCTCCTTTCTAATTTATATTGATCTAAACACATATCTTCTATATTTTTTTCTAATATAACCAAATCACTTAAATTATCAACTACACTAGAAACTGCATCACCAACTCTACGATCAGCTTCGATTATATTTAACTTTTTATTAGTAACTTGTTCCATAGTGCTGATTACCTCACGTACACTATATCCTACGTTACTACCAAGACATTCATATGGCGTATTTGCGGGACCACGTTCGATTCCGTTGACAATGGCACAAGCCAAATCAACAATATGAATATAATCGCGAATGCAAGTGCCATCCCTAGTAGCATAGTCCGTACCAAAGATCTTAATGTCTGGAATCTTGCCAGCAGCCACCATAGCAGCGACACGAATAAGATGGGTAGGAGTACCCAGTTGACGATGAACGCCGTCAGTACCAGATACGTTAAAAAATCTAAAGATAGTGTATCCATCTGCTTTCTCCTTGATTACATCTTCTGCTGCCACTTTACTCCTTGCATAAGGTGATTCCATTTCCCAAGCACTACTTGTACTAGCGAATAATATGTGTGGACAAGTTATTTTATTTAAAAGATTAAGTGTACCCATTACATTTACTCTATAGTATTCGCTTGGCTCCTTCATACTATCTGGTACTACACTACGTCCTGCTAAATGCACAACAGCATCATAAATGCCGCCTACATATTGCCCAGTAACATCAACATTAGAAAATTCGTTACAGTATGCGGATACATCATTGTGTTCGCCGTGAATATTAATATCCCAGCCCACTACAAAGTGTCCACGTTGTTTAAGTAGTTTACAAACGTGACTTCCTATGTATCCTGTTGCACCTGTAACTAAAACTTTCAATACTTTGTCTCCGCTACGTGATCTCTATAACGATTGCTGTCTCTACGCCACTTTTCACCGTTGCCTTGCATAATATCAATGTAACGATCAATAGTTGCACTAGTCCAATTACTGATTGCACCTAAGTCTTTGTGCGGAGAATCTAGCAATGGCTGTAGTTTGTTAACTGCATCTGTAACACTCCAAGGCACATACATTCTTGTATGATCGTTTGCAAATATCTCAGGAAAACTTCTATATGCAGGAAACAATACATTACAACCTAATGCATCTGCTTCACTTACTGTATTACTTGTCCAATCTTGCAATGCACAATTAAACAAAACTTTACTATGATTTACAATATGATAGTAATCATTCTTTTTTAAGTTTTCATAAATTTTTAAGCAACCTGCTTTTTCAAGAGCTCTTGCTCTATCAATATATTTTTGATTATTACTTCTTAATGGACCACCTTGTAGAATAGCAAACTCAATGTTTTCGTCATTAAGTTGTTCAGCAATATCCATAAAAAAGTCTGGCTGTTTTTCTTGATCAAAACGTGCTGCAAAAACAACACGATTCTCACGTTCATCCCAAGGCTTAATTTCGCCTACTCTAAGTTGCACTTCTGTTTTATCAAATGCAAGTCCGCTAATGTTGTAAATAGGTGCTTTCCAGTTTGCTATTTTCATATGTGCAACCATTTCTTCATTACTTGCTAATACACCAGTAACAAACTCGTTGCACATTTCTTCATACAAACTCATCCATTTACCCATACCCCAAACGTGTACAAAGTCATCTGGGTCTACTGCCTGTGCCAAACAACGTATCCAAACTTGTGGCTGTTGTTCTGCTGGAATCTGATCCATAATGTAAGGCAACGACTCCATACCAGGCTGAAACATATCTTCAAAGAAAATAACATCTTCACCTGTCACTTCGCCGTTACGCATCATTTGCACCAAGTTCATCATTTGCGACATAGCAAAGTAGGAACGGCCGTGTGCATCTAACACCTGGCCTACTTGTATTGCTTTTGTATTATCAATAGTTGTACCAGGTACACTTACCCAGTCAATGTTTCGACGCTGGAAAGTACGCCTACTCCATTCTTCTAGCTGTAGTGTGTACCTGCCTTCATAAGGCTCTAAGCCCATATAAAACAGTTTACGCATTAATTACGTCCTTTATTCCGATTCTTAGCTCGGATCCAATTTTTATACTTTGTAAAAGCTCCCCATACACGAGCATCTTTTTTGTATAAATCTGCTTCATTAAATGGATAGCCTTCTGTACGACAAAAATCGTGCAGCTCGTCTAAGTCGTTAAAAATTTTAGTTACTACCGGATTCTTGATAGTCATTGTACCTTATTCCTTATCCTGGGTATACAATTTGACAGCCGTTTTCGCCATCTTCGGCGACATCAATAACAACAAACCGGCCGGGATATTTGTCGTTAATCTTTTGATACAAGTCATCTGCGATCATCTCACAGCTCTTGTAGTCTAGTTGTAGGATATCACCTACATACAATGATTCTAACCAACGCTTGAATTGAATAAATTCAATGTCTCTATCGTTGTGTGTTACTTGAATTTGTACTTTAAAATGAAATGTATGACGATGTGGGTATCCTAAGAAACTTACATCATATTCGTCACCTGTTGCCAGCGCAGGATCGTCAAGTGCTGCTGGATACTTGTGAATACCTTCTTTAGTAAAGGTTACCCAAATACTTCTTTTTGCATTTTCTAATCTATTTGTAATACTCAATTTAGCGTCCTCTTCTCTCATTCGACGTTTCATATATTCATAATAACGTTCTTGTTCCATAATGTCAACCTATGATTTCGTCTGTAGTGTATTTAGACCAATCAGTAAAAACGGCTTTCTCTTTTAGATCGTGCATCCTATGCACCCATACACCTGGATTAGTGCTATCAAAATCTCTGTCATCTAATTTTAGACAAGCATTGTATCCTAATTGACTAATGTATGGTAATTTTACACTAATCATTGGAATAAATCTATTGTATTCAGTAAAACCGCTTTCAAGTAATCCTTCGACTTGTTTAACATCAATATCTAATGTAACCCAATATCCTTGACTTAACAAAGGAAGTATCATATCTTCCCAAGGTTTCCACTGGCTTAATGTATTGCTTGTGACATCAAAACTCATATTAGCACCACAGTATATATGTTTACAACCAAACTTATCTGCTGTACTCATAATTTCGTCTATATTTTTTACACCTACTACAAAAAGTGTTTTCTTTCCAAACTGCGGAGTGTGTTCTACTTCTGTACCTATAAACATAGTTACATCTTCTTTTACACCTTGATCGTATACTCTTTTCATTGTTTTTTTACCTGATATATTTCATTCCAAGTGTTCCAACGTTTTTTTACATATTCGTTGATTTCTGCATCTGGATAATTTTTTTCTTTCATATTAGCAATAATTTTATCCAAATCTTCTACCGCCATTTCTAAAGTAGTTATACGCAGTTCTTTTTCAGTGATATCCATTTACATATACACCTTGTTCTACCAATTGTTTTTCAATTCTATAAATCTCATCTTTTAACCAAAGTTTTTCAGTTTTCAATCTTCTTAATTCTTCTGTAATATGATGAGTATACAGTTTTTGTATTTCTATGTCAAGTTCTTTATGTTTTTTTCTTAATTCGTCTAAGTGCGCTTTTAATTTTCCAACATCTGACATTTAAGTCTCCTCAAATAGTTCTCCAAACTTAGTGCTGGCATTTACTGTTTTCTTACCAACATTAAGTCTTGTACCAATTACTTGCATCCAGAACTTTGAATATTTAGTGATTAGATCTAAACTTTTTTGTCTATCTTTAAGACTAAAAATTTCATCTACAACTTGTTTAAATTCAATACGTTCAAAACGCTCATCGATTAACATATATGGATATTGTCCTGTATCATAACGTTCATTTGCTCGTTGTGTACTTTCTATATGCGTCCATACATTGTGGCCCATTTGTAATGCATAACTAAATGAGTCCCAAGAAGTTTTACCTTCCTTTCCAATTTTATTTACATCGCCTGGTTTGTAATAACAAATATCACTTACTTTGCAATGTTTACTAATAGGCGAATCTTCAAACGCTTTTAGTATTCCGTCTGTTTCTACCACATCTTTAAATAATCTACTATCTGTGGCATACTTTTTATCATCTGCACCCGGCGCCATCATATAGCTCCACTTACCGCGATCTTCAATACGTATAGTATGATACACTTGTCCATTTGCAGTTGCTAAAAAAGGGCTTGCACAGTCATATGTAATCATAAAGTTTTTATTATGATACTTACGCACTGCACGTTGAATATCTGTTAGCAACACAGCCCATTCTAATTTACTTGTACCCAAGAAGTGCATTACATCGTGTACACCTTCTTCTAATAATCCATCGTGTATTTGATGAACAAGTCTACGCAAAATTAGATCAACATCGCACATATTTTGTCCACCCATTGCCCATCCATCAAAGTGTGTTTCTGGGTATTTTGCAGGATCACAATAGTCTTTGAATTCTTCATACCAACTGTCTGCATCAGCGTGATTGCTGCCTTGCAACACGTTTAGCACTTTGAAGTTGCCACGTCTATTAGCCATATAGTATTTTGCATTAATGTGTGTTGCATCTACAGCATCTTGATAACTGTGAATGTTTGCTGCTTTTGCTGCTTTAGGATCTTGGAATGTCCAAGTTGGAATATCCAACATCATTCCGTAGTCCATATACTCTTCCATCCAGTTTACAACCAGTTCACGCTTTTTGGCAGCTTTTGGACAATTTGGATTAGTCCAGTCGCCTTCCCAAAGTCCTTTAGCAATTTGAAAACCACCAGAGTCGCCTAACAACCAACTATTTTCTCTATCTCGGTTTCGCAACATATCTTCTTTTTCAACGTGCTTATTTACATCTAAGTCTGCGTGTCCTGCAGAATAGAGCGCCCATTTATAGTGGAACGCTCCTTCTTTAGAGTTCAAAAAGTTAAGACCTTCTACACCATTTAAGCCAGCTGGAACACGATTGTAATCAACGTATTCGCCATAACGTTGTTTGCCTACAAACGTAGCATAAAAGCCACTTATACTAGGCAAAAATACAGCATAATCATTTTGTGTTTCAGTAAGATTTGTTTTCATTATTTTTGTTGTGCTGGAAGGATATAGTCGTATGTTGCCATACCGCTGTCTACGCTAATCTTCATAGCGCCTTGATCTGTAATACTCATTGTTTTGTCGCCATCTAAATTCAAAATAGCAAGTGTTTGTGCCACAGGCCAAGCCCAAGTATGTGTTAATGAACCTGTAATGCCGTATTCAAAAGTAAATGTACCTGCGTGTGTAGCTTCGTCTCCAAAGTAAAAGTTTAAATTACCGTCTTCTGTTTTTACTTGAAATACTGTTTCTTCGCTGTGTGCGCCAGACATAAGTTTCATACGTTCAATTGCTGCCATATTAGGCTGAATCTCTACGTCATATGTGTTAACTTTAAATTTAACGCTTTTTAGTTTTTCTTCAATGATTGCTTTGTTCATAAAGCGATAATCATTTTCAAAATCGCCTGCTTTGTTTTCAAAATGAATATGTGTTGGCATAACTTCGCCGTTGCGCTCGGCTTGCACAACTTCAATTTTTGCTTCATCTTTGTACTCTGGATTCTTTAAATGATAATCCAGTTTGCCTAAATCTGGCATACCAAATGTACCAACAAATTCTCCAACCGGTGAATGTGTTGTTGCAGTCATAATTACACTACGATCATCAGCCATACTATCAATTTGAGTATCGTCTTCTGCTGTAACCTTCAATGTAGTAATAAAACCTAATCTGTGTGTATGACTCACAATGTCTTGTAGAATATCTTGCATAGTGTTCTCCTGTATCGTTGTATTATACTAAATTTTGCCTTAGTTGTCAAGTAATTGTTTTAGTTTTGTGTTGTAATACACTGCCGCTGACAGTGTATTTAGATTAATATTTTTTTCTGCTGCCATTTTTAATAGCGCACTTGTGTCTTTGGGAAAGCAATGGCCTCCCCAGCCTCTGATACCATCTTCTGGATATACATAGGTATGACTATCAGATATGCGATCATCTGATGCTACTCCTGCTCGGACTTGATTAAAGTTTATATTATGTCCTTCACAGAAATCGTATATTTCGTTAAAGAAACTAACTTTAGTTGCTAAAAATGCATTACGAAAATATTTTATTGCAATAGCTTCTTCTGGCTTAACAATAGCTAACTGCATCTTAGACCAATTGTAACTATATTGGTCTCTCCAATAATCTGTATCACCACTTAAAATAACACTGTCGAGATGTTTAACATCGTTCATAAAGTTTGCAGCCCGTAAAAACTCTGGACTAAAACATAATCTATGATTAGGAAATTTTTCCTTTAAACTGTGCCATCCGTCTAAACTTATTGTGCTTTTAATCATTATTGGCGTATAATCGGGTATTTTAGATACAACATCAAAAACTGCACTCATATCGCAAGTACCATCATCTGCTGGCGGCGTTGGTACACAAATAATAACAGCACTTGTATTTTCTAAGTCGGCGTGCATATTTTTTGGAGGATCGTATATTAAAATTTCTCGCCTATGACCTGTAAATAATAGTTCGTGTGCTTTGCCTACAAATCCATACCCTGCTATAATCATCCTGCTAACTTTGCCTCCTGAAAGTAACTTAATCTTTCCCACGTGTCTCGCCAATCTTTTACATTAAAACAACGATTTTTGTCTAGTTTTACTGCAAGCGGCCAATCGTTGCCTCCTGGAGATACTTTATCACCAAAGAAGTAAATTTTATCATCGTTGTTAAAATCATCAAGTATTTGACTTTTATCTGCGCCTTTATTGTAAATGTCTATTCCAGTTTCCCCACCAACAGTAGCAGTAATATCTGGAAATTTCATATTAATTTCTAGTGAAATACTTTCACGTTCTTTGTTTGCTAAATCGTGTTTAATATATAGTTTTCGTTGTTGTAAATTACAATTGCGTCCTATTATACTAAAATTAATAGTTCCTGTGCGTTCTTCAATATGATTACCAGTACGCAAAGGAAATGGACTTGCCTGCAACCATCCCTCCATAAGATTATATAATTCTTTAGGAGCTGAAAAATTCTTACTATTCACACGTTTGCCCTTGAACCATACATCGTTACCACTACAATTGTAACACGTAACTACCGACTCGGTAATATCTTTTCCTAATTGTTCTACAGTTTTTGCATAATCACTTCCGGTAACTAGCCAAACTTTGTTGTGTGCCATAAATGATTTAAAAAACTCTTTAAATTCTGGATCTATTTTTTGTCTACTTGGTGTAAGTGTGCCATCAACATCGAATATAAATTTATTCATCTGTCACATACCCTTCTTCTTAAATCACTTGTGCTAAAACGGTGTTCACGTCTATTAAAGTGTACTTCAATTCCTCTTGCGGCACAAGTAGCTCTACCAGTAAATTCTTTTTCTCTATATTCTTCGCCTAAGAATCTAACATCTATTTGAAACAGTTCTAGTATGTCTATCAAGTCTTCCTCTGTTTGATACGGAACAATTTCATCTACAAATTTAAGTCCATTAAGTTGTGCATAACGTTCTACCATTGTTTGTACAGGCTTATTTTTTGTATCAGGTCTATCAATTGTAGGATCACTTTGCAGTCCTACAATAAGATAATCGCAATTTGCCTTTGCTTCACGCAACATACCAATATGTCCTGCGTGTAACAAATCAAAAGTACTACAAGTAAATCCTACTTTCATTTGTGTCTCTTTCCGTCAAATACACACGTAAACTCTAATGCAGTGTCGCTTGTGTTATGTACTCTATGAAATACATTATCGTGTATTAATACAGTACTGCCAGCTTTTACTTTGATGTCATCGCCATCAAGTGACATTTTGCCTTCACCCTTTGTAAAGATATATACTTCTTCTTGGCCGGCGTGCATATGTCCTGTTGTACTTTGTTTTGCATTTAACCTAGTAGTGCTTACTACTAAGTTGGTAAGTTCAGTGTTGTCTACTACACGATATCTTTTGTCATCTTTAATAATGTCGCCAGCAATTTGGAAATTATCACCTGCTTTTAATCGTGACTTATATCGTCGTTTGTTGATAGCTTCTGTAGTCATTTGTATTAATTCCATTCAAATAAATTATTAAATGTTGTTTTTTGTTTTGTGCTTTCTAAATCATATTTCAACACGCCAATCAAGTTGTCTAGTTTGTTGTCAATAATAACTTCTTCCATTGCATCGCCATCAAATGGCAGTTCCTTGAACCATTCTGGAATACGTAATTCGTCTGTTGGATATGCTACACTTGTATACCCCAGTGGATTCTGTTTTAGTTTGCAAACAATAACTTTCATACCATCTACAATCTCTTGTGAATACTTGTCGCCGTTCATACGTTTAAGTGTATTCCAATTGATACTTGCTCTTACGTGTCCAGGCATATTTGCTTTACCTTGCTTTTCTTCAAGACGTTGATAGTGTCCAATCTTATTTGCACGTTTGGGTGAACCTTTTTCAAAACCCGGACGTTCTTTAAACTCACGCCTAAACTCACTAATACTTTCTAATAGATTTTTTTCATCTTCTAGTCCTAATACCCTATCAAGCAATGTTTTCAAATAGTCTTGCATAAACACAGGGGTATCACTGCGTTTCAAGTCCAAGCCCATTGCCTTAACTTTACCTAAACTACCTTCTTTGTCTTTTCTATCGCCTTCTAAGTCATAAACACGCACTGCATAACGTTTCTTTGTAATAAACAAGCCTGTGTCTGCAACAACTTCTCTTGCTGCTGCAATCACTTCACTGCGTGGACGTGGACAATGGAAGGCTTCACGCATAAAGTCTGGGAAAGTTGTGTTTGCTTGTTCGCATAATTGATCATACAGCGTAATAACATTGTCTTTGCCCCACGGAATACTACCTGTAGCAATTTCATCTTTTAATACAGGATATGCACTAAAATAAACAGAATCTGTATCGCCGTATATAATAGCTTTACCGACGTGATTATATTCACCGGTAATAATCTTATTCACTTCTGCACTCATATGTTTTGCAATACATCTACCTGTTAGTGTTGTACTCTGTCCGATACGTTTATCAAAAAATCTACAACCTGGATTAAGAATAGCACCATACAAACTGTTCAAGTTAATCTTTTTAACAAGTTGTCTTTTATCCCAAAACGCTATTTCTGTGCTATTGTTTGCATCAATGGCTTTGCGCATTTTTGCTTGTAGTTCTTTACGTTCAGCATACCAACGTTTTAGTAACCCTGGAACAACACCTTCAACTTCTGTAGTAAAAATTGTACCATTAGCACTAAGCATCCAAGGTTGATTACTGTCAAAAATTAGTTTCCAAATCTCTGCACCACTTAGTACGTGACTGGTGCCATCTTCCAAGTCCAAGTGCAACGATACATCTTTGCGTTGTTCCATTACAGCATCATATTCTAGCGTAGCAAACTTGCCTTCCCAAGCACCTGCAAAACTTTTCTTTTCTAGTGTAGTTGCATTGTGCAAAAACTCATCTGTTAATACTGGACGAATCTGTCCTACAATAGTTTCCGGCGCCATATTCAATGCACGAATAATACTTGGATACAGACTGTTTAAGTCCATTGAACCAATCCACTCGTGTACGCCTTTTTTTGGAAATGCAACATAAGCGCCTGCTGCTGCTGTGTTGCCTTCGTGATTCATTCTGTTAGGCACCTGCATACCACGCCTGTGTGCTTCGTTAACAATAGCTTGCTCTGTAACTGCAACTGCACCTGCTGTTGTTTGTAATAGCACTGTGTTGTCGTGCGCAATTTCATTTGCAAGATCAATAAAACGTAGTTTCTTATCAAGTTTGTCTAGCAGTGCAACGTCTTGTCTGTTGTATTCAATAAACTTTTCAAAGTCGTTGTTGTAAAGCTGATCAAGTGTGCCTTCATACACAGTCTTGTTCTCGCCTACTTCCATTTCACCAATAGCGTCTAGTCTATATGTGTGACGTTCTTCATATGTGTACTTGCGATACAAGTTAAGATAGTCCATATGTACTCTTCCGATAGTATCATACGTTTCACTTGTCTTGCCAAACTTTTCATATTCTCTACGCTTAGGCAACTGCCCCCATAAACAGAAACGTCTGGTATCATCTTTGCTTAATACACGTTGTATTCTATTAACAGTGTATGGAACGTCATAGCCTTCGCTGTTCCAACCACTATGAATATCAGCATCCTCAATTAGGTCAAGAAATGCTTCCAGCATATCTCCTTCACCTTGTTTGCTATTCGGATATAATATACAAGTATCGCCCCAGCGTTCTTTACACATTGCCCTTGCTTCTTCAATTGGCAACCCTTTGGGAGGCATAGCAACTGTAATTAACATATCTAACCATTGCAAATGTACTGTAATAGCAGTAATAGGCATAAATGGATCTTCAACTGGAGCAAATCCACGTTCTGGATCAAAGTCAGTTTCAATATCCCAAAACGCCACATTCAACTTTGGTGCATCTTGGTTCAAGTAATTTTCACTTAAACATTGAAATATAGGATTTACATCCGATTCAAACATATTCTTGCCTTTATTAATAGCAAGTTCTTTTCGAAAGTCTTTTGTGTTTTTACATACTACACGTTGTAACGGATCACCGAAGATGCTTTTGTATTTGCCACGTGGATCTTCATAGTACCAAGTGTATTTGGCTTGATATTCATTATAAAGTCGCTTTCCGTCTTTGCGTTCTACTGCACGAATAATATCAGCGTCTCTATCAAAAAATGCATCTACATATGGCATTTATATTCCTTTTTTTTATATTATAGCACAAAGAGCTGTACAAGAGCAATCGAATTCATTACAACAAACCAAGCACATAATACAATGGCAAATCCTGCTTTGCGAATTATTGTACTAACCACACCAAGTATGCTACCTACTAGATACAACGGAATAAAAATCTTTGTTGCAGGATCTAATACTGTTACTGTAAGAATTGCACTCGCAGAAACTAGCAATATAGTTTCAACTAGTTCGCAATAGAATGCAACGGGAGAAAGTCTATAGCTTTCTTTAAAGAAGTTTATTATTTTATTCATTTTTATCGTAACCTGTAGTAGCTACGATTGTTTCCAGATCTTCAAATTCATCTGATACTCTACTCCAGTCACGCTTTTGTGCAACTTTTATTGCTTTATTAATAAGACTTGGCTTTACATCTAGTTCTTCTGCAACTGCTTTAACAGTTTCTTTTAGTCCGCCCTGCAGATCTTCAATTTCTTGTAATACAGTTACGCCTTCTTTTACCAGGCGTTCTAACTTGGCCTTTTCTTCAGGGCCATACACACGGTCACTCATATAGTACTCCTTAGTTATTTGTTTTATAATAATAGAATATTGTCAAAATGTCAAGCTTTAAATGACCCGTCTACGTGTTTATCTATATGCGCCAATATTTCATATCCTACAATTTCTGCTTTATATTCTTGGTGGTCACCTAAGTAAAGATACTTATATCCTTGTGACTTCATCCAAGCAGGAACGTGGTGACTAAAACGCCAACCAATACGCTTCCAAGGTTGTTCATAATTCCAAGCAAATTGTTGACTAAATCCTACTTTATCATTTGGATAGAGCAGTGTCTGCTCCCAAGCAATAAGTTTGTTATTTTCATACAAACAATTCCAAGCATAAAGATCGATATCATCTTGATATAAAGGATGTACACTTTCGAAATTTTTGTGTTTACAATATGTTACAAATACTTCTGAGGCTTCTTTTAGTGTAGGTCTTACAGATACAATATCCGGATCTAACTCATAGTCTATTTTAGATAAATCTATTCTACCGTACATAATACCCTAATCTTTGTTCTTTGAAATATGGCTCGATATCTTCGTACCAATCTTCGTAAGGATTATCTATCCATTGATATCCTTCGGTTACAAGCGATTCTTTATAACTTGTTGATGTATCTTGCCATATAGGTATATATTCATTCCATCTATCTTCTGATGTTCCATCTGGATTACCGCTAGGTCTAAAATGTAATTCTATAGGATTATTTTCTTTGTATTCTACATTTATTATAGGTATATCTATTGCTGCTAACGGTTCTGGTAGTACAGGTATACTATCACTTTTTTTCCATCTTGTAAACTTAATTACATTTGATTTATCATTCCAGCCTTGCCAATTATGCAAACATTTCCATTCATTGTCTTCTTTATAATATGTTGTTGAAAAATGTCTACCTTCAAAATACTCGCACCAAAAATATCCTGGAGGTACACTTGAAATATCACCCTTTTCTAAAACCTTTATTGTCGTACAAATACCCATTCCGCCTAAGTTATATATTGGTCTAATTACATATTCTTTTGTTGCTGGAATTTCTGTAGCACCTGGACCACAACTGTAGCCCATTGTTTCGGCTAGGTATAATTTGTTCCACCACTTATGTAAGTGTGGAAGTTTTTTGTAAAGTTCTCGTTCTTCTAAATCGTAAACATCAATAGTTTTTTTTAATTGAATTCTTCCCATAATGTCATATAAATTTCTCTTGCTTCTTCAAAATCTGGTATATCTTTAAATGCAGCATCAAGTCTAGCATTCATACTAGTATCGTTATACTTAAACAGATAAGGTTCAAGTATGCTTAATGCATCTTCTATAGTATTGTCATTCCCGTATTCGTCGTCTAATCCTACAGACTTGTATAATTCTTCGAGTTTTTTCATAAATGCTAATAAATTAATTGAGGATATAAGCTCACCTCTGCCCGCAATATCACCTCTGAAATTTTGTAATTCGTCAAGCACACTACTAATTTCATCTACGGAATTAATTATCTCTTCTTTGTTATCCTCTGCGTCTTGTTCTTTGGGATTAATGCCTATTTTATCTAATAGCGCCAGTGAGTCTTCGTCTGATCTCCACCAATCTTTTTCTTCTATTACACGTTGTAGATCACCATCAAAATATTTGTCTACTAGATCAAAATCTTCTCTGCTAACTAATGATTTTACAAGTCTTCTAAGGTGCTCCTCGTCGACATTATTAAACACACCTAAGAATGTAGTTCTATCTAATGCCTTTTTGAATTCATCTGCAACACCTTTTGGTGCAACAAAAGCAATTACCTCTAACGGACTTTTGCCTTTACTCTCAGCAAATTTTGTTAATAGTTTTGCCATTAACGGATTGCTATCAGTTGTGTTTTCAGAAAAGAATTTGTTTGTCCACGCATTGTCGCCTTTTCCACCAAGTTCAAATTCAATAAATTCACCTGTCTGTTGTTTGAATCCAGGATAAATTGTGTCAATGTATAATTTACTTGGATTGTTTTGTTCGAATATAAGGTCAACTGCTGCTAAAATAATGTCTTCTTTTTGGCTTGCTAGATCTCTAACAATATCAAGTTCTTCGTCAGTTAAAGCTATTTCTTCCTCACCGTCTGGTATTTCAAATGCTCTACTTCCTAGTCCTTCGTCTTGGTATCTTTCATCGAAATAAATGTTAGCATTTCCGCCATCTATCTCTCCATCGCCGTCATTATCTTCGCCATTGCCCACTAACCATTGTCTATCTCTAGCAATTGCGCTTTCAAAAAATGCAGTAGGATCAGTACCTGATTTTGCATATACTGTGCCTTCTTCAATAATACCTTTAAGTCTCAATGGGCCTAACGGAGCATACTCTGCAAATGGTGGCAAATGTGCGTAAAATCTTACCATTTCAGGATATGTATTATTCATAACATCTATGAATGCATTTATTGCTGAAATTCTTTCGTCTAATGTAGGTGCTGCATATAAATCAGGAAGTGTGCCACCGGTTGATTCAATTGCTGATCGTAGTAATGCATCTTCTAATATAACATCAAAAACCTCTGGTTCTATATCTGGCCTTGTTCTAGTCATTACGGCCATTATTTCAAATTCTTTATCACTGTTTGGCGCAGTAACAGTTATGCTATCTTGTTGTCCAAATTGTATTGCGCTATGATATATACGTGGATTTATTCTTTTTATTCTAAGTAGATGAGAAACAAATATACGTTCATACAAAGCTTCGTCTAATTCGTCTACCATACGTAAACTTAAATTATTACCTGTTAAACTATTATATTCAGATGCAACTATATCATAATCTTTTGCATTTGCAAGTTGCATCATAGCTTCTTCTATACTAACATCGTTGCTTTCAACACGAGCAGAAGTAAACACAGCAAAATAACGATTCTCAAATGCTTCTTCTATTTTTTCAGCCAACTGCCTTGCTGTAATTTGATCTATATTTGCTACATCATTTTGCTCGGACTTAGCATCTTCTTCTGCTTGTTTTTGTAGTCTGTCTTGTATTGTTTGTGATCCACGTTCAAATTGGTATTGTGCAATACTAGCAAAATGTATGTATAATAGTTTTGGTTTATTTAAATCTTCTCTATTTATATTAGGACCTAAATAAGTGGTTTGTAAAAGTCTTAATCTTTCAAAGCCAGGAATTAATGTAGTATCGCCTGCTATTTTACTAGGAACTTTAGTTGTTGGAGGTAAAGGACGCAAAATAGCACGTAGATTATCAAAAAGTAAATCTACATTTCTTGATTTGTTCATAATTGAATCAATACTATCATCTACATAATCTTTTATTAAGTCAGCTGTTGTGCCTTCAAATTGTCCTGTAAATCGTTGATTAACAATCGGAGTTAATACTGCTGCCCATCCATCTCTGCCAATATTTTGTATAAAAGTAGCATAATCAGTAACATTGTTAACATCACCGTTTGCAAATCTATTTTCATCAAATGCTCTACGTATTTTTACAAAATTATCTAGTGCAGTTTGTAATTCTCTATTTTCTAAAAAACCTAAATTATTCAAAGGAGCCAGTAGTATTTTACCATCTTCTTGATTAATAACTCCATTTACTGTCAAAGGCCGTGTAGTCGAATTAGCAGGTAAATCGGCAATTTGGATGTTAATGCTTTCTTGCCACGTTCTTATAGCATTTCCTAAATTAGCATCAAATATACCTGTTTCGCCGCCTGTCCACGCTTTGTCGTTATTAGGCCACCAATTACCTTCTGTTCTTTCGCCTTTTGCTAGAGAATGTTTTGCCAAAGCCCGCTGTATAGATTTAATTAATTCTTGGTCATTACTATCAGGACCAACGTAAACATTAATGTTTCTATTACTAGCAAAAGCTCTTAAAGCATCTTCCTTTAAGACGTCAAAAAGTTTCATTTACATTCCCATTTTTACACTAAGTGCAGCATACAACTGATCTTTAATACTGTCAACACTTGATTCTTTTGCATTTTTAGTTGCTGTAGCATACATTACTGCTTCTGCATCATCACCGTAACGATCTTTAAAGTCGCTTTTGTTTTTCTTCATACCTTTAACAAGACGTTCTTTTTCTTTTTCTTCACCTTTGGAAAGTTCTCGCTCATTTACAGATTCTTCCATACTTGTTGCGGCTGCTGTTGCTGCTTTGTTAATTTCTTGTTCACTTGCATCTGGCATAATGGCTTTAATCGCACGATAGATTGCTTTATACAATTCACCAGTTGGGCTAAATCCTATTTTTTTAGCAATACTTCCTTGACCAAAGCTTTTGTCAATAGCAGTCGTAAATGCATCATCATCTTCGCCAACTAACTTGTCTTTTAATGGATGTTTAGTCCGCCCTGGTTCTGCTTTAGGCATTGGATCTTTACCACGAGCATAGTCACCGTGTTTTTGACCTTCATTTATCTTAATGCCTGCTAGTGCTGCAAAATCTCTAACACTGTAATCTTTATCCATTTGTAATGAGCCTTCTGGCACCGCGGCACTTTCTGCAATATAGTCTACTTTTTCAACAGGTGCCGGAGCATTGCCACCTGCTTGTGCTCGTAGTTGTGCTAATTCTTGTTGTGGATCCACTGGATCCATTGCAAATAGTTTGTGTTGTAATGCATTGTAATCCATTGCGAATTCCTTACATTTTTACGCAGTTGTCTACAGTTTTACCGCCTTTTTTCTTAGTGCCCATACGCTTGTAGCCTTTCCAGCATACTTTGCCGTCAACACCTTTTTGCTTTTCTTCTGGGAGTGTAGTATAACTTGGCTTACTACAATCAGGACATAAGTCTTTTGACTCTGTTATTTCTTTCATTTTCATAGCTAAACTTCCTTTGTATGATTTGATTTCTCCGTCACTTAAAATTTTAGTAAACTTTTTTGGTTTGACAGACTCTGGAATTTTTGGTGAATCCATATTCATTTCATAATCTAAGCTATGGAATACACTACTTAAATAATCTGCTGCTTTTGTTATTTTAGCTTGTTGCCATCCCTCAATGCCTTCTGCTTCACTTACGTTTTTCATCATTTCGTGAAGTTTGATAGAATACTTGGCAATTTTATACAAATCACTACGTGCCATTTGTACTTCGTGATCACGTTCTGCGGCGTCTGCTAGATCCGCAAGACCTTCTTTGATTTTGTCTTTCATTATATGCTCCAAATAGTAATTACTATACTATTTATCTAAGAGCTTTAGGACTTTTTCTTTTTCTTAGATTTTGGGGAATTAGTTTTTGCTGTACCAGTTCTACTTTGCATAGGAGCCATTGGCTGTGCTACTGCTGCTACTGAACCTGCACTTGTAGTTTCGTGCATACTTTCGCCTTTAGCATACATTTTTGCATCGCGATCAATCTCGTCATCACTCGGTGCATCAAAATCATTATCAGTATTGTTTGTATCATCTAATCCGCCATCTTTGTGATCAGCTTTGAGTTTACTTTGTTCTGCTTGTACTTTTTGCGCAAATGCAACTAACTTTTTAATTACTTCTCTAGGAATACGACTTTTCTTTTCTACATCTGCTAAGTTTTTAGGACCAAATGTTGCACCATAACTTGTGAGTTCATCTCCAACTCTTGCCATAGCATTGCTTAATGCATCATCTTTAACAGTAGATGCCTGGGTTTTTAGAATGTGACCTAACGTAACTAATTTACGTTCTTGAGGTGTTAAATCAAAATTATCTGTTGCAATCTCATTTATCTTCATTGTATTTTCTCCAATATGCGTTGCGTTCGTTTGTACTTGCTCTACGTGCTTCGTGTTCTTTATATTTAGTTATGTAGTGTGCAAGTTCTTCTTTTGTCATTTCTTCTTACGTCCTGACTTCATATTAGCACACCAGTGATACATTTTAGCCTTTTCGCCACTTGCGTTCTTAGCACGTTTGCGTAATGCTGTTACACTACCATTACAACTAGCACCCGACTTCTTTACTCTACCAGGACGACTTTTGCCTTTTTTCTTACCATCAGCAAAGTTTTCACCGACTGCTTGTTTAATTGCTTTTGCTGTTCTTTCAAACTTGTGATCTTTATACTTGAAACCAATTCCGCCAGCATCTTCCCAAGCATTTATATTGACACCATAGTCATCAATTAATATATTAGATGTTCCATCATCATTTTTTGCAAACTGTGGTTTATTGTGTGTAATGTAAACATCTTTTGGAGGGAAAAATGCTAAATTCTTTTTGATCCATTCACGCTTATGTGGTTCAGACTTTGGATCATCAGCTAATGGAGTACTACAAATATAATATTCATTTTTTACTTTTTTTACCAAACCAAGTAAATCTTTTGCTTGTGGTAATAAAGGCAAGTTTAGCCAAAATTCGTCAGTGTCTCTTATCTTTTGTAGAGCATCATCTATATTGTGTTGTTTATTAATTTGAGTGAAATGATCAACTTGCATAATCTTTGCCCATTCACCAAAAAAATCAGCAAGTACACCATCCATATCAATATATATTTTTGTATTTGGATTTAATCCTACTTCCTCTTTCAAAGAAGCAAAATTTTTAATCTCAGAAAATCGCATCCAAGTCTCCATTTGTAATAGCTGAAAATATGCTTCCTGGTTTTTTGGGCCTGATTGCAATATCTTCTAAACTATGCCCACCTTCTATGCAAGCCCATTCCATTGCTGTATAACGTGGTTGTGTGCTTTCTGCTAATCCTAAATTATAAAGAACGTTTGTGCTGTTACCTTTTACTTTTTTACTTAGAGTAGGAGGACGTCCGTCTTTGTCTACTTTGTTGCCAAACTTTGCTGCTTCAATACTGGTTTGGTTCACACCGACATCAGGAGTAGTGTTTACACCTTTTACAATACGTCCTACACCTTCATCTATGTGTTCAATCTTCAACTGGTTTTTCTCCTGTTAAGTGTGGCTGACTAAACCAAAGTTTAAACCATTCTTCTGTGCCAGGTTGTATTTTCTTTTTACGTTGAATACGAGATTTTTCTGTGCCTGTTACACTTATATTCTCAGGGACATACGGAGTGAACCCTGTAAATTTATTACGTATACCTGCAAGATGTTTTAAGTCGGCAATATCCATTAGACTGCTGCTTTTCTCGCCTGGCTAATTGCTCGTGCTAAATCTGCAGGAGCTGCTTTTGGAAACTTTTTTCGCATATCATTTAGTAACTGTTTGTCTGTTTTAAAATTTAGGCGTTTTTTTGCAAAGTCCATATAATCTTTAAACGGATCTTTTCCACCGTGCATAATTTTGTTACCAACATTCTGCACAAAATCCATAACACCTTCATTTACTTCTTGTAATTCGTCTTGTATTAATTCACTTACAAGAACTGTTATATCTTTTTTATTTAATAATTCGTTTGGTGCAAAAGGTAATTCAAATTTAGAACAATAATTTTTTAAACCGTTGTTTACCATATCGTACAAGCATTTAGGTTTCTTGGTTTTCTTATAATCTTCAAAAGCCGGAAAAAATGATTTCCTATAAAACATTGGGTCATTTCTTATGTAAATTTTAAGATCTTCTTTTACATCATAATCAGGAGCTGGATAAATTTCTTTAGGAATATCCATATCGTGAAATTCATTTATTTTTACCATTTTCTACAACTCCAGTAACGTGCCTTATGACGTGGTCCTGGATTACTACAGTTGTGTCTTGCACGGAAACTTCTTCTACGTGCTGCATTGTCTTTTTTAATCCTTGCACCTTTTTGTCCAAAGTTTACTTTAACTACGTTGCCTTTTGGATTCTTAACATATACTTTAAACTTT